ATGAGCTGGTTATTGACCTGAAGGAGGCTAAGGTAGATCGCCAGGGCAGCCTGGACCAGTGGAAAAACAAGAATCCGAACAAGTCGCATGCACTAGATGCTTTTCGCTATTTCATTTTCAGTAACTTTGCCGAGATAACAAGTAACTTTAATCTGGAAAAGTATGGCACTATGTTGCAATAATTGCTACCCTATCTGCACTCCTTATCCGAGCTGCCCAAGCGCATTATTCATCACTGTGCCTCTGAGCTACACCGATGAATACATCACGATAAACATCATCAAGCCTGGAGTGAATGTGAACATGCAGCAACTGCTGCCCATTGACAATGGCATTGTGCAACCTGAGCTAACGGGAGACTTTGGCAACTTCCTTAATCCTTGGGGAGGCCAGTACTCGCTTTATTTTTTAGTGTAATAAATGGATACCACTCATAACACATTTTTTTTGCAGACTCTTGATCTTTTTTTTCCTTATAATCGTTTTGTAATCCTCCAGAATTAGTGCCAACATTTGGACAAGAAAACCAATAATGATTGAATCTTAAAACTCCGTTTCCATTTTTAATTGTTTGCAGGACAAAGTCTCTGTCTTCTTTTAGATCAAATTCTGGCCTATAAGTCCATTTAATTTTTTTTATATTTAACAAAATACAAACTTCTGCATATTTTTTATTGATTGAGTATGATGTTTTTTCGTGCCACGCATGTTGAATATAGTTAATACCTACAATTTCAAAAGGTAGTTTTTTTGCTTTTTCAAATATTTCAATCCATATTTTGGCCGTTTTTTTTATTGTCTTTCCATTATAGACTCCGAAATTAATTACATCATCATCGCACATTATTACCCAATCATGATTTTGCTGTTTAGCATAATTAAGCATAAAGTTTCTTGAGTATCCAATACCCTCATTATTTTTCTCTATACTGACTTTATTTGGTACTTTATATGAGTCAAACTCTTGTGGCTCAACAAAATGAATAAAAGGTATTTTGGCATTTTCAAAAAGAGTATATGTTTTTGTTTGTGGCCTTCCTTTTGAAGGTATAAAGCAAATCATATTTTTTCTTTTTGCGCCTTAAGATACTCCATAATCATTCCGCCAATATAGGCTTTTTGCTCTCGCCAAAACTTTACAAGCTCATAGGCTTCCTCATAGTGTTCTAATTTAAACTCAATGTTAATTGCTTTCTTTACTCCATCAGTCATATTTTCAAGTTGCTCAGAGATATCCTCACTATCAAGTATTGAGTAGTCGATTTCTGCTCCAAACTGTGGCACATTTAAGCCCCATTTGTCAAGGTCTTCAGTATCCCAATTGTTAGCCAAATCATCCCAATCCCACTCACCGAAGCCTACATTGTCCTTAATAATAAACTCTCTCTGCTTGGCCTCATCCCAATTAACTAGCTCAACTGGAATCTCTTTCCACTTGGCTTCTTTCATGGCCTTAAAGCGCATGTTGCCACCAAGGATAACCATGTCCTGATTGACCACTATTGGCCTGACATTAGCCATCTCTGGGAAGTCCTTGAGCGACTGAACGAGCTTCTTGAACTTATCATCCTTGATAAGTCTGGGATTGCTCGGATTAGGTTTGATCTGGTTGATTGAAACTACTTGCATGCAGGATTACTTTATCTTTGGCTTCATGCTTGGCATCTTAGGCTTAGCTGTCTTCTTGGCCTTCTTAGCCACAGATAGCGCAATGGCTACTGCCTGCTTCTGAGGCTTGCCGGACTTCATCTCGGTCTTGATGTTCTTGCTAATGGTCTTAGCGGAATAGCCTTTCTTGAGCATGGCATTATTTGATTTTGTGCAAATTTAGCAAATTCCAAATGGCTTGATACATGTCCTTCTGGTTTTGCCAGCGTCTCATGTAGGCTTTCGATTCTGTTCCTGTCTCAATCTTATGCTCTAGCTGCCGAATTTTACGCATCAGGTAGTCCATGCATTGGTCTCGGTCATATCTGGCAGGAATGTGTGTGTAAATCATAGTGTTTGAATAAGTGCCTTCGCCCTCCCAATGGTCAGGCAGCTGGCTGATGTGTATTGCATTTATGTTATTCATTGTAATCTTTAAGGCGCATAATAGGCGCATCGAATCGCAAAGGTACTATGCCTGTGCTTCCTGAGCGCATCTTGACTTGGTCAATGAGGCAAAGTCCTTGGTTTGGCAATTCCTGACTGCCTACTTTGGTCGTGGCTGTGGGATCAAAGTAGTACTCAGGGCGCAGCATCATCCAGATGACATCGGCATCTTGTTCCACCGAACCTGATTCACGCAGGTCGCTCATCATTGGCATCTTATCGCTGCGTTCTTCTACTCTGCGGCTAAGCTGGCTGAGTGCCACCACCGGAATCTGGAGTTCTTTAGCAAGCAGCTTTAAGCCTCTACTTATCTCACCTATGATGTTCACTCGGTTAGTCTCCTTTGGATTGACCGAATTAACTAGACCGATGTAATCGACAAACAGCACCTTGATGTTGTACTTGTTCTTCCACATGGTAGCCTTTGTCCGAATTTTGGAAATGTTTAGGTAGCCTTCATCGCTAATCTTAATCGGCCAGCTTTTCATGCGCTCCACTGCCTCATGAATGGCATTGCGGTCATAGGTATTCAGCTCACCCTGCTTGATTCGGTAGGCAAAAACGTTGCTTTCTTGGGAGGCTAACCGCTGCACCAATTCGTGCTTTGTCATCTCAAGGCTAAACATGCCACAGCCTATGCCCTGCTTTGCTAGATTTCGAATAATTGACACAACAAGTGCAGTCTTGCCCTGCCCTGGTCTTGCACCAACAACTGTAAGCTCACCATTGGTCAAGCCTCCGCATAGTGTGTCGAGCGAGTTAATGCCTGTCCGGTAGCCAGCAATCTCTCCAGGCTTGGAGTTGAGCCATTGGCTAGATGATAGCTCAAGCTGTTGCAGGAAGTCATCATCATTCTTGGTAATTGTGCTGGCAAGTAGATTGTCAAACTTAAGCTGGTATTCGGTGAATGTCTCAAATATGTCTCCTGAATCGCTCTGTGCCTTCTGGAGCAGTTCGAGTGAAAGCATGTGCAGCTTAGACTTGAGGTAATGCTCCACAAGCAATCGGCAGTGAGCCTCCAGATGCCCGAAGGCAATTACGGTGGCATAGATGTTGGCAACATTGCGAATGCCTCCGGCTTCCTTGATTAGTCCTGACTTCTTGATTGTCGATACTGTTGTTTCCAGATCAACAGGTTCTCCGGCATCCTGCTGTGCCTGGATTGCTCTTGCCACTATTCGGTGAGCATCAACTTGGAAGCAGTCAAGTGTGGGTAAGATTTGAAGTGCTGTTAGCCTATCCTCGGCTGATAGCATCATGGCAGCAAGTACCTGCCTTTCGACTTTTTCGTTCTCAAATTGCATAGCTTATTGGTTGGGTGTAAAAGTAAATGATTCGTGGAATTGGCGGGTGCGGGCGGGCGGAACATCTTGGTTTGCGCTATTATTTTTTTGGTTTTTAAGAATCCAATTGTTTTTAATGGTTCTTCTCCAGTCAATCACTTGCTTACCATCCCTGTTCTTCCACTTGGCATCAGCATAGTAGTAGTAGCATCTCTCAAGGTAATCAAGTGATGCCCCTTGCTCGATAAAGTAGGCTTCCACTTCCTCAAGTGTTGGTGGAACAAATTTTCTTCTGAAACTTTTGGCTACATGTGTTTCATGGTTTAGTGGTTTAGTGGTTTCTTGGTTTACTTGTTTATCTATGGGTACACCGCCTTCGTCATTGCCATCACTTTCTTGTATCAAAGCCATATCCATTGCCGTAGTATCTGGCGTTACTAAATCGCCACAGCGCAAGGTTATTACTCTGCCATAGTTTTGATTAATTGATGGCCTTAGTGTCTTGATAAATCCCCATTTTTCGAGATCAGCAAGAGCAGCCAGATAGGTATTTTTATTGCCTATTGAAAGACCTTCCATAGTAAACTGAGTATTGATTGTAAACTCATCCTTCCATCCAAGTCTATTATTTAATTCTACAAGCCAGCAATAGATTGCAGTATGTTGAGCTTTTGCCTCCGTTTTTTCAAAGGCAAAATTGAACCATCGCCTGGTAAGTTGATAACCGTTCATAGATTATCAACTTTTAGTGTTTTCTCTAAAAATGCCATTAACCAGGTAGCTTCAATTTTAAGCAACTCCATTGATTGCTTAATGTGCCATTGGTTGTTGTTAAACTCCATTATTCTAACTTGATATATGTCATCGTCATGGAAATATTCCATTTCAAATGCATGTTCTTCTTGGATGTGTCTAACCTTAAATGTTGTTGTAATATTCATAAAAACAAAAACCCCATCCGGTGTTCCTTGGTGAGACCAGCCCAGGTATAGGCTGCCAAGTACTGACCGAATGGGGCTTTAATATTTTTCATTACCTGAATTTTTACCCGGGTCTCAATCGGGGGCTTTCGCCAGTGCAAATATAACTACATTCTCACCGCCCAAAAAAATAAAACTGTCATGGCAATGGAAAAGGCAATGGTAACGTAGGCCACCGTACTCCAGATATGGCAATTTCTGCGCTCGGTTACATAGGCATTATCCATCTTGCCGAACTGAGTTTGCCAGAACTCGACCAGGCCATTAAGTTCTTTGACCTCCTCACGAAGATCAGCAGACTGCTCCTTATGGTAGTCTCTGCTGCGCCTGTGATTGTCTGAATGCCTCCGGCACTCATCCAGCTTTGCTTGCAATTCAATTAGTTCACTCATTGTTGTAGAATTATTGGTTAGATTTTTTTGCAAATAAATGGTAAATAGATTGACACTTCCAAATATTAAATAAAAACCATAATAGTGTTTTTGAACCAGCGTAGGCTGGATGACTTGCGGAGCTGATTGGTAAGCCTGTCCTCCAGGTAGTAGCCTCTTGCCTGCATCTGTTGCATGATGTAGTCATTAGTCTGGCAATTGACATGGCCATCACCGCCCTGTCCAGGGATTGCCCAGGATAAAATAATTATGCCTCCCTCAATTGAGTGCCTAACAATATTATCAATAAATGTCTGCTCAAACTCTGCCGGGATGTGTTCGCCCACTTCCAGGCTCATTACGCACTTGAATTGCTTTTCGAGGTCAAAGGTCTGGCTCAAGTCCTTAACCTGGGCAATGCCTCCGCTAATCTGCTCTGTGTATGGATTGCCATCATAAGCCTCCACTACAAGGCGATGCCTGCGGAAGAACCGTGCATACTCACCAGTGCCACATCCGAAGTCCACCAGTGTGTCGCACTTACGAGCCTTAAGCACCTTTAGGATTGCTCCTGCCAGCCTGCTGTCATGTGCATGGCCTTCTTTAGTCGGATTCTCCCAGAATCCCTGCTGATTTATTATCATAGTAGTAATCTATTATTGTAATGACTTCATCCAAAGACCAGGAGACCAGCACCAGCCAGTTGGCAGCAACTAACTTGTCAAATATTGACAACTGCTGGTCTGATGGTTTATTGTAGCCTACCTTCAGTTCAATTGCTAGACCGGAGTAACCTTTGCGCTGATCTAATATCAGACAATCCGGTATGCCAGCTTTAACTCCCATGCCTTTGAGCTTGCTCGCTTCTATGGCATTCCGGCTGCCTCCATTCGGGCAGTGAAACCAGAATGCTCCTAATGTGTCGAGGTAACGAGCCACTGCCTTCTGGAAGTTGTCCTCTGTGCCGACATACTTCTTAAAGTCTGGATGTGGCTTAATGACCTCCGGCAGTTGCATATCAAAAAAAAATCCGGGCATAAAGTTTTGCACTTAATTTTGCAAACCTAAACCAAAAGAATGGACTGTCTTAAAATATCAGACTTCTGCAGGAAGTATAAGCTACCTCAGCATAGATTCACCAGGTACAAGCGCATGTTCCACACCCAGAAAGTCGAAGGCTACAAAGTGCCTTGGGTGAAGCTAGATGAGTGGAATCTGGCAATGGTAGCCGACATCCTCCAGCACACTGGTACTCGCAGGCGAAAGGATAGGTTAAGCCTGGATGCCTTCTGCATCAAGCATGGAGTAACTACTGAACACTTTAAAAAAGTCTGCCACCGGATGCAGCTGGAGGATCATGGCGGACAAATGATGTTAGTGGATAGCTTGCACAATTATGCCCTCCTGAAGCACGGGAGGCTGATTCGAAAAAAAAGTTGAAAAAAAAGTAAAATATTTTTGCAGATAATTTGCAGATATAAAAACTAGCCTTACCTTTGTCTCAACATTTACCAATAACAATTAAAAATTATGTTTACCTCATTCGTTCCAATGTCAGCATCTTACAACGAAGCAACTGACACCCTAATTGTTCACTTCATAGGCACTGATAAGCACCGTTATCCAAATCGTTGCGAAGCTCAGAAAGCATTAGGCTTTCCATGTGAGTACTCAGCATCTGACTATAAGCGTTTTCGCAAGTCAGGCACAACCATCATCCGTACCGATTTAGGTGTAATCATCAATCCTAAGTAATCATGAAAGACTTTCCGCAAATGCCACTCAAGGATCAGGTCATCCTGCTGGCTAAATTATTCGGAGTGTGGATGCTCACGCTCATTATCGAAGCACTTTAATTTTTGTTCAATAAATAAACCAATAGAAGTATGGCGATTATCGCAAAATCTACCGGAGAAAGCACTCAGAGAGAGCTAATCCCTGCTGGCACTTATGTAGCCAGATGTTATTCAGTTGTTCACCTAGGCCATGTTACGCAGAAGTACATGGGTGAGGAGAAAGTAGTGGACTTAGTCAGGTTCACATGGGAGCTGCCCACCGAACTGCGGTGCTTTAACCAAGACAAGGGCATGCAGCCATGCGCCATCAGCAGGGAGATGACATTTAGCCTGAACGAGAAGTCAAACCTAAGAGCAATGCTCAATGCTTGGAGAGGCAAAGCACTTACAGAAGAGGAGGCTAAAGCCTTTGACCTTGCCAAGCTCATAGGCGCACCGTGCATGATTAATCTCATCCATCAGCCGAGCAAAGCCAACCCTGAGAAAGTGTATGAGCGCATAGCAGCAGTGATGCCTATGATGAAGGGCATGACCTGCCCACCACAGCACAATCCTAGCATGGAGTTTAGTGTGCTGGAGTTTGACCGCCCTAAGTTCGAGAGCCTGCCTACATTCCTGCAAGAAATGATTACAGGCAGCACCGAATATCAGAACATGATGAAAGCACCTGCCCAGCCTACCAATGCCCAGAAGCAAGAGATGCTCCACCAGCAGGAGGTAGCTGCTAAATTAGCTGAAGAACCATTTCACGATCTCCCTTTCTGATATGGCAACACTCTGGCAACTAACACAAGACGAACTCTCCTTCATCAGCTTGATGGAGGAGAACGGAGGCGAGGTCAATGATGAGATTTTTGAGGACTTCGCCATCAGGAGAGAGAACTGGCAGTATAAGGCAGAAGCCTACTCTAAGTTCATCCTGAAGCTGGAATCTGAAGCTGACCAAGCTGCTGCTGAGATTAAGCGCATACAGGCACTTAAGAAAGCTAAGGAGAACACGGTTCAGCGATTAAAGGACACACTGCTGGCTGCTCTTATGGTCTTCACTGAGGAAGATAGCAAAGGCATACGCAGGTATGAAACCCCACTAGCCAAGCTCAGCACTCGCAAGAGCCAGTCAGTAGAGATACTTGATGAGGCATTGCTGCCGGATGACTTCTGGGTAATCAAGAAGGAAGTCAGCAAGTCCACTATTAGCGCAGCAATTAAGGATGGTGCTGAAGTACCAGGCGCACAAATGAAGGAGAACCTATCATTAAGCATAAGGTAATGGATCATCACAAGTATCGCTTTGATGTCAAGAACACAAGGACAGGCAATCAAGAGCCTTACATAGGAGTGTTCAAGAGCAGAATGGATGCAGAGGCTTGGTTCATCGAGCATGGGTTGTGGCATCGTAAAAATGACAGGCCATTAATCCTGGTCAAATGCCCGACCAAAAACCCTGAAGCACCAATTGAAGAAGAAGAGGACAGGTAATTGTTATATTGGTTAATTATGGTGTAATAAAAAAGGGAGGTTTTTAGCCTCCCTCTTTTTTTGTCCTTAGCTTAAATTAAGGAGCAGTAACGAAATCAGCAGTGAATACACCGTTCACACCTTCGTTCACATCACCGACAGGGAACATGCCATCGTTAGGTGAGAAGCTGTCGTATGCCATGCTTATGAATACATTGTACTCTTCTGTACACTCGCTTGGCAATATTCGGAAATCAGCTGATACACGCTCAAGACCTGGAAGAGGTGCAGTAAAGCGAGTCATTGTGCCGATGTTACCGAACTGACCAACATACTCAAGGAATGGAGTGAACACCACCGAACCAGGAGCAAACACGATGGCTGCATCTTCAGAGCCAAGGATTGTGTTGGCATTAGGATCAAAGTAAAACTCAGCAAGTCCGGTATTTTCACGAACAGTTGAGAAATTGATACCATTTGCGCCCTGACCGAAGTAACGGCTATCGTTCATCCATACACGCTGAAGCGCACCTGCACCACCGATAATGATAGGCGCACCGTTGAATCCGGTGTTCATGTAGTTCTGCTTCATGGCGAACAGGCCAGCAGCGTAGATAGAGCCATCAGTACCCTCAACGGTGTAAGAAGGGTTAGCATTACCGCCATACCAGTTACCAGCAGCAGCTTGAATCTGAGTCAGCAGGTCAGCATTGACAGCCTGAATCAGGGCATTAGTGGAAAGCTGGATGTCATTGTAAAGCTCACGAACAACTGAAAGCGCACCTTGAGCTGCACCGATACCAGCTGCCCGTTCCGCAACCATCCCCGGGCTATTTGCGCCCGTTATTGAAATTAAATCGGAGTATGCCGAACAGTATGCACGAAGTTGAGCTTCAGTCATGGTGAAGGACACCTGCTTGAAGTTGTTAATTTGAAGCGTCTCCTCGATGTAGTTCATCTGAGGGCCAGCTTCGCATGACTTGGTATCCACAACATCAGAAGGAAGCTGACGCTGCTTGTACACAACACGCACTTCACGGTTGTGGCCTGTTCCGTTATCGTTGGCCTGGCGAATGATTTGACCAGCACGAAGGTTGGAAGGATCGGTAAGGGCAGCGAGAGTACCGCCCATGATGCCCACATTCTGTGGGTTATTTATCAGGTTGTCGGACAGCGAAGTTAGAATCGCTGGGCAGACATTAGCTGTTGATATTGACATTTTAGTAAATGAGATTAATGCATTTTCTGAGCAATGGATTCAATCTGCGCTAAAGCAGAGCGAACCTGTTGCGGAAGTTGTGTGCCTTGGCTCACCGTAGGTGCAGCCGGAAAGTTGGGTGTGCCTGCTAAATATTGCCCAGGGCTAGAGCCACCTGATCCCTGTTCTTTAAGTAGCTTATTCTCCTGCAAAACTAATGCAGAAAGGTCAGAATAGGAAAACTCTCTGCCATTGTGGACAAGTGGAAGTGATGGGTCTTTAGCATTGACTAGCTTGGCAGCATTGCGCTCGGCATCATAAATGATTTGCCCATCAAGAGCAGCCAACTTACGCTCAAGCACTGCCTGATAAGCTGGCACTCTGGCTGCCTCCGGTATCTGGTCATTCCACTGAATGCCGTTGAGCTGTGTTTGTTCCCAAAGGTTTTTCATTTTAGAAACATAACGCTGCTCGATTAGGTTCTTATCAGCTTCAGCCTTACTAACCAAGTCATCATACTTGGCCTGAGCCTCTGCCATCTTTTTCAGAAACTCCTCGCTCTGGTTAGTGTTTACTGAGTTCTTAGCCTTTTCCTCCAAGTCCTTCAGCTTCTTAAGAGCCAGCTTAATCTTGTCTCCTGAGTTCTTAGTTACCTTAAGCTCCTCAATGCTGTTGCTGTCCAGACCGTACTCTTTTGCCATCCGAACAATCTCCTCATCGTAACCCATCATATAGTTACTGATGAAGTGCTTTTTGAGGTCGAGGCTGGTCTTAGCAAGCTCGAAGTCATAGAGATTAGTGTTGAACTTGTTGCTGATAGCCTCCGGCACTTGAATGTCATTCAGCACCGAAGCACTAATCATTAGGTTGAACTCAGGATCATCTGATACCCCAGCACGTTTGGCTTGCTGGATTAAAAACTCTTTAATGTTCATAATTATAGGGGCAAATCGTTTAAGTCTTGGTCAGGATGAATGAAGTTAGCAGGATTGTCCAAGTCATTCTCGGACACTTCCTCAACCACTGCCTTGCGCTTACGCTTTGGCTTTTCTTCTTCTTCGGTTGTTGTTGCAGCAGCTTTCATTTCTGCCTCCATTTCGGCAAGTATTTGTGCCTTCAGTTCTGCCTTTAGCTTGCTCAGAAGCTCAGGATTGCTGAGTGAGTTCTGGTCAATTGGCTGCATGACCTTACCGATGTAAAGCTCACCCATTGGCCTGATTTTAGACCAGCTGAATGACCGCTTATTAACTGGCTTAGAAAGCTCACGAAGCGCACCAGCAGCATTAACTGTTACCTCATAAGGTATGTCTTGCGCTCCTGTTGCCGGGTTCATTTGCCAGCGAATTACTTTGACCAATGCTCGCTTACCACCAGTCCTGATGGCATCACGGATGTACTGTAAATTATCCATTATAGTTATTTAATTAAGTTACCCTGTATGATGAATTTGTGAACGGAGCATTCCAGAACTGCCTCGCTCCTGGTAGGCAATTGGTGGCTTAAAGCCATAGGCATTGCAATCACTCTGCATGTCGGCTGTCATTGCATCTAGGCCATTGGTTTGCACTTGTGTTTTAGTTAGCCAATCCAGAGCGCAATGATTGGTAATGATGTAGGCATGGGTTAGCCACATGCCATCACCCTTCCAGAGATCAGGTAGCTCAGGTATCTCAATTTTTGAGATAGTCTGCTCCTTGTAGCCAGCGTAATAGTTCCAGCCTAAGTGCAGGAAGTCAAACTCTGGCAACTTGTTCCAATTGGTTACAAGTTTAATGAGCTTGTCAATGTCGAACCTTGCATCATCTTCCAAAACCAAAGCAGACTGATGCCCATTTTGGACAATTTTTGTCCAAACCTCCCGATGAGAGGCACAGCATCCTATCTCTCCGATGCTCATGTTTGGCCTCTGCCTTGCCTTCTTTATGCTATTATCAACTTTATGACCTGGCTTATTGCCATCGTTGGCAAGATGCCAATTAGGAAGGTTGCCATGAATGTCTGTTATGCCATTAAGGTGTTGGAGTAACCTACTCCTTCTCTGGCTGGCTTTCTTGAGGCTTATGAAGTAGATTGCATCAACAGGCAACTTCACAGCTAATCCTCTCGGTAACCGAGAAGTCGATGCTGAAGAAGGAGGTCTCGAAGTTGCGCTCTGCAAGTCCGAAGTATTGACTTGCGATTGCTTTGGAATTGTAATCCGTACCGGCATAAGTTATACCCTTAGTTCTGTTGATTATAGAAGTGATGCCGAACTCGGCATTCTCGAAGTTGCTGTTGGCTATGAGCTTGAAGTTTACTGTCCTGAGCAGGCTGTTGGCTCTACCTCCGGCAGGTGCTGCCTCTACTGAGGCTGATTCTCGCACGAAGAACACTACCAAAGGGTAGGTGTCATTGACAGCGCAATAAGTGTTGCCATCCTTGGTAACATAGTTGCCTGCACTGCCTTCCAGAATGCTCTCCACAGCCTCGCCATAGTTCAGCATGTTGTTCACAAATGTGCCTGCCATATTCTCGCAGAGAGACTTCAGGGCAGATTCAACGGTTACTTTGGTAACTATCATTTGCTCAGGAATTGTGTTGCCAGGCGATTAATAATCTGGAGTGATTGATCCAGTTCTTCTTTTGATAGCTCAAAGGTAGTGCCAAATCTGCTTTCCAACGAGTTAGCAATGTTGGCTTGCTCTGCTGATGTAAATGCAACCCCATAGGCAGTATCAGAAATAGGCACAGGCTTCCAGGACTTGAACATATCACCACTAAATGTAAAGTCAATGTATGCAGTCTGGAGACCCAGCTTTTGCCTGAGCTGCTTATAGCTGTCTGTGCTGCTTAATGTGGCAAGTCGCTTCTTGCTGGCAAAGCTCTGTGCCTTACCAAAGGCAGAAGGAATAGACTTGTTGCCATACTGCCCAATCTGGCTACCATCAGACTTTTCGCCATCCTGTTGCACCCTTGCCTGCACAGCAGGAGCAGCATATAGAGCAGCTGCCCTTAACACCTTGTCGGCTTTGCTTGCCTCCTTAAAGTTCTTGAGCTGCTGCTTTAGGAAAGCTGATGTGCTATCATAGACTGGCATAAATTATTTTGAAAATATTTTTGCAGTTATTTATCCTTTGCTTTAATTGCCACCCAAATCTAACCAATAATTAATTATGAACATGAAAGCAAATGTGCGCATCGACCTGAACAATGATATGTGGGTTGATGTAAAGGGAGCAACAATCCATGATGTGCAGAGGGCATGTCTTATAGGAGGAATGGTACTAGTTTATCACCTTTACCAAGAAACCTACTGCCTCAGTTATATTTACAGAAATGGTAAGGTCAATATTCAGTTTATCGGCATTGACATTACTAAGGAGCAGTATGAAACTCAGGTAGCAATGTGGGAAGGTGATACGTTTAAGAATGTTGCTCCAGGTACTCAGTTATTATTAGTTGATGATAAATATTTCATTTAATGGGAGATCACATGTACGAATTACTCAAGGAGATGGCTATGAAAAGTGTCTTCTATATTGTTTATGCCATACTAATGGCATTGCTCATCATTAAGTTTATCGAATATGTTTATGGGTGATAGAGATATAACTATATGCCTCACCAGCTGCGGCAGGTGGCAATTACTTGAAAAGACAATCAGCAGTCTTGTAAGCTATTGGGATGGTAAGCCTCCGGCAGCATTCTACATTCACGATGATTCAGGTGAGCAGAACCAGGCATTGATGAAGGAGCTTGACCGCTTCCTTATGAGGCACTGGCAAATCATGGCTGACTGGACATTCAGTAACCAAAAAGGCCAGCCACATGCGATTGATATGGCTTACATGCTCGTACAGACACCGTACATCTTCCACTGCGAAGATGACTGGGAGTTCTACGAAGGTGGCTTCATAGCCGATTCTCGCTCGGTGCTGGAGGCAGAACCTAAGTGTGCTTCGGTGTGGATTAGACATCCACAAGACCGCAATAATCACACGGTAATTCCAGCGATGAAAATAACAAGGCAAGCAGTCCGGTATCAGCAGATGGCTACTAGATACAAAGGCAATTGGCATGGCATGACTTGGAATCCAGGACTTCGCAGGCTATCGGATTACTTAGCTATGGGTAAGTTTAGCGACATGTGCGAGTGGAGAGCCAATGACCATTGTCATTCAGAAAAGCAGTTTAATAAAAAGTATTACGAGGCTGGCTATGTAGGCATGAGCCTATGCCGAGGCTTTGTAAAGCACATCGGGCATTTAGATTCAATTAAGAAGCGAGCAATATGAAAGCAACACTAACATTCGACCTGAGTGATTCAGATGATGCACTTGAGCATTATCGGTGCATTAAGAGCATTGACATGGCTTTGTTTATCTGGGATTTTGCCAACAAGCTCCGCACTCTTGTAGATACTTCTGAGGATGGCAAGCACATTGATGAGGCTTACATCTGGGAAGCATGGAATGAGCTGAAGGAATCGCATGACATTAACATTGACCGCCTAATTGTATGACACCACTTGAGCAGCTATTGGTAATTGTCAAGAAAGAAATGGCTACCAAGCTAACCCTGATGAATCACGATGGCAACGATAAGGCAACCAGAAACTACTGGTCAGGTGGCTTATCTGCGCTCACATACGTTAAACATGTAATCGAAAGGTTAATTAAGGAAGAGAAATGAACAGGCAATCACCAATCGAAGAACTCATTGACTTCATCATTGCCAATGAAGGTGAAGTAGATGTAAATGATGTGCTTATTAAAGCAGAACTAATTAACATGCGCTCTAAGCCTCGGCAGGCAGGCTGGTACTTCAATGGCAAGCTGTACCATGATCTCGATGAGTTAAGAGGCAGAACCATGTCAGAGTATAACCAACCAAAAGCACTTTATTATTATCCATGAAAACAGAAGAAAAAGAAAAAGAATATCATGCAGCATACATAGTTTATGAGCAAGCTATGTTACATATTCATCGCTTAACAGCAGATATGAAAGATAAATCTATGGCAAGTCTTATTCATTATGAAATAATGAGGTCGCTCAGGAAATCAGTTGAGATTGCTGTTGAGAAAGAAAAAAAGCATATCGAAGATGCTTATGACTATGGTTTAGCAAATGGTTTAGATTGGGGAGCTGATGACAATGATGAACCAGATTTTGCAAACGGAGAAGAATATTACAAAAAAACCTATGGGCACTATAATTAGCAGCTACTTAGACAATCATCCAGAGGATCAGCCATTGCAGGCAGTAGATCATCCTGCTCACTATGGAGGAGCAGACAACACCTATGAGGCAATCAAGGTGATAGAGGCTTGGGAGCTTGGCTTTAACCTTGGCAATGTGGTCAAGTACATTAGCAGAGCAGGCAAGAAGGGCAGCAAGTTGGAGGACTTGAAGAAGGCGCAGTGGTATTTGACAAGGGAGATTGAGAAGTTATCATAAATATAGAAGCATAACTCAAAAATGAATAATTACGCAATGGTCTTCCTAATCGAATTGTCTCGCTTAACCGGAAAAGACATAGACACCATTATTAAGGAAAATGAGGAGGCCCGAAAAGAATTAATGAATCAAGACCCTAAAGAATTTTGGCGCAAGATTTTTAATGAAGACCCGCCCAACGATTGGCCGCCAAGACTTTGAAATAATTATTGCGTGATATATTATCAATTTATGTCTTGACAAAATCTGTCAAAAAGTAAAGTTATGACATTACATTTTTGTACGGCAATTGTCCGTACATTCCGTTGATTACAGCAACGTGTTAAGGCCTCACAAACCCTTGCTGAATCAGTCCGGCATTATCGCAATTAAAGCACAGACCTTCGCCTCTAAGGTTAAGCTGTCTTGCCCAGATTGCAAGTGATTGCTGATAGCCATCAAGGAAGGTAGCCATAGCTCGTTCAGTGAACTCTCTATTGCCCTGACTGAAGTAGTTGGCTCTTGGTGAGGCAACCTTCTGCCAGAGTATCTGATAGCACAGCAAATTCGCCCAGGCGTCAAGCAGAAACTCTCTCTGCTGGCAGATGAAGCTATCAAGTGAGCATAGCAGTTGAGCATCTATGTAAACTCCTGACTGGCTACTATCCTGCGACCAGCTATCGCCAAAGCCATAACCAAGCGGAGCAGTTACCGGAAATATGCTCCAGCCATTGCGCCAGAGGTAGGTGAAGCGAGTGGCACATTCCAAGTCCATCTGCGCCCATCCATAATCACTAAACATTCCGGTACTGGTAGGAAGGTTGGTGCAATCGACTGCCACCATGATGTTGAGTTTGTCAAAGTCAGAGTAGAACTCCTTATTGACTTGAATGTAATTCATGCCCTCAACTAGGTCAGCAGTGCCTGATTCCAGCAGCTTGCCATCCTGAGTTTGGTAGATGTACCAATCGATGCCATTGACAGGAGGGCCAGCATTGAATATGTATATCTGCTTCACTCGCATTGACAGATACTTGCTGCCTTGAATGCTCACGAATGTGCCTTTAAGAATTGCCTCTGCCGGAACTGTCTGCACTTGCTGCCATTGCTGGACAAACTCCTTGCGTGTTTGGAATAGCACCTGATCTAATTGAGCCTCTGCTGAAGTGAATAATGCAGCTTGCACATCACGCTTAAGCCTTACATAGCTCACAGCCTGTGCGCTGTTCCACATGCCTACATAAGACACCTGCTCCGGTGTGGCAATCTTATCCAGCAGCTCCGAACTCATGCCCGGATAATCGTTTATGTATAGGCCAGACAATGGCACATCTGATGTGCAACCCTTAAGTCCGATGTAATCTTCGAGGCAATTCATAATCACAAAAATAGTTAATTATCAGGAGTGCCGATATTCGGTGCAGTAATCCTAAATATCTTATTAGTTAAAGCTACCCAGGCACTAAGTACCTGCCCTAGAATAAACATCAGCACCGAATCAGATGCTTGCACTTTCTCAATCTTATAGAGCCAGCCTACACCGAGCAGCAGGCCAACCATGACCACCGATGTGCAGGTGTAAGCATACACTTGCATGCGCTTACTAAACAGCGCAGAGGTTACAGGTGTGGAAATAATCCTTTGATTATTCCGCCCACGAATCTGCCTGTTCTTTCCGCTTTCTCGCCCTTCCTGACTTTCTCGCTCTGACATGAATCGAGGTAAATAACTGACTTGGCAAGTGCTGCTGTCTCCATGTTGAGGCTGTCGATGCGCTGCTCTGTCCTGATGTTTTTAACCCATGCGCCTGCTGTAAGCTCCTCATTGGACTTGATTAATAAGTTAAGTTTATCATGCTGCTTGCGAGCAGTGTAGATGTCTCCACCAACATAAATCAGGAAGATGACAAACAAAACGAATGTGTCTTTATTCACTGTCATTTGAGTAGCTTTTTTAATTGCAGAAATAATTGGTGGTACTTGCTCATCTCAACCAATTCACCACCTTCATTATGGGCAATTGTGGTTGCCTTCATTTCCCGATGAATGTCAAGCACAACTCGGTACAAGCGGTAGAACAGAATCAGCGACCATCCGTGATGGTATAGCCACTCTTCGCCTATGTTGTAGAATTGTGGGTCAGGATTAGCCATTTTAGTCAGTATGATAGCTCCATAGGCAGGAGTATCATGTACAAATTTTACTAACTCCAGCTTCAGTTCAGTAGTCATTATTAGTATGTCCAGATCACCTGGGCAGGCTTGGTAGGGTCGCAATCTACATGCACGAATGAGCTTGCTATCCCTATGCGAGTGAAGCCAGCTTTGAGCAGGGCATTCACAATTTGAAACTTAGAAGTACCGGAGGTAGCTGAAATGTCAGCTGCCCATCCCTGGCAATGTGAGCTATCAGCAACACCTCCAACCTTAGCATTATGAGCAGCAGTCCGGTAGCCTGAGTTTACCTTAAACGGCACTCCGGCAAATGCTCTGGCATTGTCCAGACGTTGCAGGAACTCAGGCTTCATGTTGCTGCCTGAACCAGGTGCATCAGGAGAGTCGAACTCTGCCGGCTTAAAGTGCTTCAGTGGCTGTTGCATTTTGTAAAATTACTTAATCCGAGTGAATTTTTTGGCTGCACTTTTAACAGACTTCTTGCCAACACAGCCCCATGCTTTCCGGCTTAAGTCATTGGCACATGGAGGATTCTTACACTTCTTAATGCCAGATGAACGAGCGCAATAGTTATCACCTTTCGGTGTACCAGGAGCAATGGAATAACCCTTAGCACCGAACTTTACGGTCTTGCCTCCCACCTTAGTCTTAAACTTCTTCTCAGCCATTTTACACTTTATTAGATAATTGCTTTACATTATCTTCCCTGTCCTTTGTAAGCCTTCTGCTTGCCTGCCTTTGGGCCGCTAGTCTTACTATGCTTGCCCTCTCTGCGCTTCCCGAAGCTAATCTTAGCCGATGGAGTGCTGCCTGTTTTTGCCTTTTTCATAGTGTAAATATCAAATTTTTAGCGTTAATATTGTAACCCTCTATGAGCCTTGAAGATAACATTTACAGAGAGAGAAATGGAGCTGCTCCGGGTGCTGGCAGAAGGCAGGCACTTTCTAAAGGATCAGGCCAACCCTAACCGCTATAAGAAGCACTGGGGCAATGATCAGCAGACTGCTGACCTGCTCGGTGTCATGGGTGAATACGCAGTAAGTAAGGCTCTCAAAATTCCAATGGACATGAGCTGTGGTTTGGAAGGTGATGGAGGCACAGACTTAATGATGGATGAGTATAACATCGATGTCAAGACCACCAAGTACAAGACAGGCCGATTAGTATTCAATCTCAATGATGAGCTAAAGGCTGACATCTACATTCTATGTTGGGCAATGGAGGAAGCAGCAGAAGTTATCATACAAGGCTACATCAGGAAGCAAAGCATGGCTGCTTTAATGGTTCAGCAGAACTTAGGGCATGGCCTCCGCAATGTCATTGAGCAGAAGCACCTAAAGCCTATCTCCCTACTTCTTGCTTATAGGGAAGGAAAGTAGGGTGATAAAGTAGGGTGAACCTGTAAGAAATCTTTACAGGTTGGAACAAAGTCGGCATTAAATTGTAGCCACCTGGGGACAATCTGTCCCCATCATCTCATCCCAGTCTTGCCCTTCTCCTTAGCAGCCTCATACTGCTCTTTGGCTACGGGCCACAACTGATGGCGGCAATTGTAGCCTCCTCGGTAAATGAAGATTGTGCTGCTGTTAGTGCCAGCCATGCGCCCATTCCAGCCTTTGAGATTGGCCCATGCCTTGACTTCATCAGTGGTGAAGTATCTGCCTGCCCTGGACACGCAGAATGGTCTGGAATCGGCTATTAATGTGCCAGCATAGAGGTAATACTCAACATCCAAGTCCTCGGCAATAGTCTGGATGTACTCGCTGTTGAAAGTCATTACAGCATCATTAGTAGTCTGCTTGATGTATCGGTTTAGGAATGGTGCATCCTCCGGTGTGCCTTCAATAAACTTCCGCAGAGTCTTATTAAGCTCGGAGCGAGTGCCTATGCCTGCAATGTTGTCCTTTAGCACCTCCTGAATGGCTGTGCCGAAGTTCTCCCGGATGCCAGCACCGAGCAGAGCATCCTTTGTGGTGGCTATGTTAGCCTCCAGAATTGCCTTGTAAAGTGCCTTCTTCTCAGGAAAATCACCTATTGCAAGCGTAATGTACTCATTGCTCAGCTCGGCAAGCATCTCGAAGCCTTTGATGACTTCCGCAACTTGTACCTGGTAAGGAGCATTAGTAATAATAGTGTCAGCAATGTCCTTCTTAAGTTTGATTAGCTCCTTTAATGTCTTTGCCCTGTCTTTAGGATCAAGTGAAAGCTCAGAGGCAAGGTCAATAACCTGGTCGGATAACTTGGCAAACACTCTCGGCAATGCCTCATCCATCCGGCTCTCGATTGCCAGCTGAAGCTCCTGAATTTCTTTTATTAGCTGCTCCGGTGTTTTAGCCATATCATAAGCCTTCAGGCATTATAGGCACAAGTGATTGCCTAATCTGAGCCTGCTTCTCAGCGGCCATTGCATAGACCTCTGCTCTTTGCTGGCTGAATGGTTTATCATACCATGTGGCTTCCTCCTCCACTTTCTGAGTGATAAATGCCGCAAGGTTAGCACTTAGTATGTAGTCAAGCTGAGAGCATCCATTGGAGGCAAGCAAGACTGTCTTTTCATCGGTGGACTTGAATGGCAATGGATCAAGACTGCTCAATAGCTTTAGGTATGACTTTTGGATGCTGTTCTCGCCATACAGCTTCTCCACATAGTCCATCTCAATGCCTGATGTAATCAACGGATTGAACTTACTATCCACTGCTTTCTTAAGCTGCTCTGCTACCATGTCGGCAGTCATTACATCATAATCAGTAGGCACAGTGATTTGCGGCAATGCTGCCTGTATCTTATCGCTATCCATTAAAGAGGATGCAAAAAGTGCATTGTACCTCTGGAGCATGATGTAGAAGCACACCTTGCGATACACTTGAGCCAGGTGAACAGTAACCGAGAAGCAGAAGGTGTTTAGCTCCTTACGGTCATACTCCTTGGCTATCCCTGACTGAGCAGCCGGAATCTGGCCGAGCAATTCAAGACCAATAGCTTTGAACCCTTGAAACTCCTTCTGCATGATGTCCTCCTGGAACAACTTAACAGTCTCTACTGGCCTTTCGATGTAGCCAGCCGGAGGCACTGGAGGCACAAGCGGAGTGGGATTGACAGCACTTACTCTGTCAATGTTGATTTCCATCAGGCCGAAAGGTGAGCTTGATGCTCTGCCTGAGCCTGAGCAATCGTTGCAGTTTACTCGCTCATCCTTGCGATTTGTTCTTATGCCTGTGCCGTTGCAGGTCTTGCACGGACTCATTTTTAATGCCCACTTCTGGGGAAGGGCATGAGTTGCCCAAAGTATGTTGAGGTCATCAGTTCTGAACAGCACCTCATTCCAAGCTGGCAAGCAAGGTGCAAGCACCGAATCATAGACCAGCTTGCCATCCTCCTCCTCATAAATAATGTTGCCTACTTTACAAGCTGGCAGATAGCCGAACTGATAAGGCAGAACAAACACCTGAAATGGCTGGTCATAGGTGTACTCATTGACCTGCCGAAACAGCATTAAGCCTTCGGTGGTAACGCAAAAGAACTGATCCCACTTCTTGCGATTCATGTCCACATATTCCTCTGCCTTACTGATTACAAAGCTCTCATCCTCCCAGATTAAGTCCTCTGATTCAATAATCTGTGGGTAAGGTCTTGACCAGTCAAGTGTAGTGGTCTCCGATGGATTCTCGATGAACTCCTCATAGTCTGGTAGTGTCAGCACTACCGCATTGCTGTCCTTTAGGTAAGTTTTAAGAAATACATTGAATAGCCATGTCTCGAGGCTGCCAGTCTTAGGCAGCTCATCCTTGACATAATGCTCCAGCGTGTTATTCTGCAAGCCTATGCGCTCGGCTATGCCTGTCTTTTGGAAGTCAGATTCAAAGCTAATCTTGAAGTCATCAGCCTGCTGAATCTTTTGCAAAAAGGTATAAACCCTTCCGGTGGCAGTGGTTGTAGGTGCTTGCCATCTGTGCCTCCGGTAGTCCTTCATCCAAGGCTCTTCGCTCGGATGCTGGGTGTTCAAGAGTTTAACGGGATACTCGTTCTCGAAGTGATACTCCAATTCTTCGGCTTTCTCACGAGCATACTTAATATAGTCGTGCCTGCCCTCCCGGATTTCCCGATCGAGCAACTTAGATAGGAGCATCCCGATTAACTCTTCCATTTTTAACCTAAATTATTAGACTTAGCAATCAACAATAAGTGTGATAGTCTCTTGACCAAACACACATCCATATTCATTGGTAACAGTAACTGTGAATATGTAAGTACCATTTGGAGAAGGAGACCAAGTAATTACACCAGTCTCAGCATCAATTACAAGTGCAATATCGGTGATGTCATCACTTCCTTCTGCTTGCTCAATTGACCATACTTGCTCAGGCGCACCAGATACTGCACCAATGTTAAGCACAGCTGAAAAAGTAACAGTCTGTGGGTCGGTGCATCCACTTGTGATAGTGTTGCCAACGTAGGTGCTTCCTGAGCCTCCTGTAAAGCTGATGATGTAATACAGACCTTCTAAGAAGCTGTCGGTATCAAACTCATAAGGAAGCGGATTAACCTTACTCACCCAGTTTACAACTACTTCAGCCTGCTGGTAGGTGTTAAGGTCGGCAGTGATGATTGGATCACCGATTACAGTTACATAGTAGCCGGAGGCATCCCAGATGCGGCCAGGAGTGAAATAGTAGAAGTCGAAATTCTGACTGGTCGAAAGGATGTCATTGTAGAACTGAACGTTGTTCTGAACAACACCCTGCATGTCTTGATAAGTCAATGTGTGGGTCTTAGCAAGTGCCTTAGTGTTCTGCATACCTCGGCCAGCAGTTGTGCCTGTTTCAGGCTTAGGCTTTTCACCGGATGTGTTGAACACCAGGTAAGCCTCACCCGTTAGGTAGCGGTCATAGAGAGCAGCAATCCAGCTGTCAGCTGTTGCCTTCTCTTGAGCTGTGAGTGCGGAGCTTTTGCGAACATAAGCCACCGCAACGATCTTATTCTGAAATTCTGGATCGCACAGAAAATTTTGGTAGCACCCTACATCGGGGCATGTTAATGAGAAAATTGACATTGTTGTATTAGCAATTCAAACAACTTGAGTTCCTTGGCTGAAAGCCTTGAAGTAGTGCCTGAAACTTCATTTGTGATAAAGTTTCAAAAGAGCTTTGTGTAGTGAAATCCTGAATGGTGGCAACTTCAATATCCCCTTTCACAAAGATTGGTTTTCCCTCCCAGATTAGGTAAGGATGCCGGGTGGCATCGGTCATCGCTAACTGTGTCTCTAGGTCGAAGAAATCCGTATGCAAATCTAATGATAAATCCTGCTTGTTCTGTGGCCGCCTGTGTACACCATTGCTCTGCCTGTATAGGCTCTCCTCAATGATAGGCTTCTCGCCTCCACCATTCAATCCAATGCGAACACGTTGCTTCCAGTTGTTGTAGTACTCGAATCCCTCTGCCATCGTGTTGTTATCTGACCAGAACTCAAGAATGGTACTGAAGCAATCTGCTCTGTCAATGTTAATGATGTTGCTCAGAGAGTAGAGGGCAGAGTAGAACTGACCCGGCTCTGGCACAATTGGGCAGGTGCAGGATTGAGGTGTGGTTTCAAACACATTAATTCCAAAAATACTTGAGCCTTCATTTGACATCAGTACCATCTGGTAATCGGTTTCACAAGGCACATCAATTGTCCATGTAAATGTCAATGTATCTGCCACTGAATCATGTACAACAACTAAACCTGGTATTGAATTAAGTTGAGCCAATGCTTCTTCTTGCAGGAATGGAGCAGTTGATGAGCTTATTCCAAAGGTGTAAAGTTCAAATCCCTGAAAAATACCAGTTGTAGGCACATCAATTCCAATTGAATAAAGTTGAACTCCATCATCTTGGAAGTCATAAAGCCATTGCCATGCGTTAGATTCAATTGTGTAGGTAAACGTCTGCTCACATAGTAATGTGCATTCGCATGATTCACCTATTGGTGTAGTAATCAGTGAGAAAAATGATGTGCCAATTACAGGGTCTCCATCAGAATTAACCAACGTACATACTACATCACACTCAACATCGCACGGGAATTGCCCATTGTAATTCCCATAAAAATAACAAGCCTCTCCTACGGTAAAAGTGTAAATCTGAAAGCCTGGAATTGAATTAAGCCAGTCGAATATTAAATCCTGATTAGCAACAGGGCAGGTAGATGTAAATAGTGAGGCATCAATTTGCCATTCATAGTAAATAATGCTATTGTCTGCCTGATTGACTATTCTAAATGAGATAAATGTTCCCAAATAGTCGCAAATCTCATTGAACAAATTGCCACACCCTAAAGGTATTTCTCCAAAATTCCAGAAGAAGTCCTGACAATAAGTTCCTATTGTTGCGCAGTTGCAGTAGTAGGTTGGTGTGGTAAAAATTACATCAATTGGTGAGCCATCAACATCTGAACTATACAATGAAAAAGTATATCCTTCTTCATTGCACGGCAATTCTTGTGTCCATGTCCAATAGATTAGGCTATCGGCAACCGCATTGCAAATCATGCCTGGAATGTTGGCAGTACACCATGCAGCAATGTCCTCGGCAGTTGCGCCAAGAGTTAAATCATAGGTGTAATGTGTTCCTCCAGAGATGAAAAATGTGATGTATGGCCCTGGACTTGCCAGTAATACATCAATTTCCAGCATAAATGTTTCAAATGATGAGCCATATAATGTCTGATCATAATGAAATCTGAAATCAATTTGGCAAGTAGATGCAGGCGCAACACCCTCAATTACCTCATACAATCCCATCCGGTAGCATCCTTGCTTGCTTGGTATGGTTACCTGTGCCTGATGTTGCACAAGTTCATATATAGGCAAAGGAGTAGGGCATTCATAGACATTTGAATCCCACATTAGGTTATACTCACCCCAACTTGGAGGTGGTTCTTCTTGGCTTACTCCATACCTAAAATACTGCTTGAACTGGTAGGTGCTTCCACAGACTGCATTAGGTACTGCCAGACTAAACCTATATAGGCCATCAATAAACTCAAGTTTGAATGATGAGAATAATGGGAAGTTTATCGGATTATCTAAATAGTCAAAAATATTTGTGGTTGTGAATTGGAATCCAGGCTCAAAGGTAGTGCCACTTGCCGGAGCAGTTTGCTCAACCCCATCAATCAGATAGACATACTTAAAAGTAAATACATCTGCTTCCGGGTCAATGTCAAGGATGGCATTAAGATCATCCAGATAATCCTGAAATGCCTCCGGTGTGTAATTTACTTCCATCAGGAAGCCACAATCCACGCACTCACATCCGGGAGTTTCTAGCTTCTCTGCCTCGCCTATCTTCTGAATGAACTGTCCTTCGGTGGTGAACAGACCAACATTGACATTGGTAATGCCCTCCAGATTGCCATCGACAATATTGAACTGAAACTGATCGCCTGGCTTGGCAGGCATAGCGTAGAACTCTGGAGACATATAGCAACCCGATGTGAACTCAACAAACTCCAAGTCATAGGTATCACTTGGATAAACCCACCGACCTGCTTGCATCACCTCATAAGGCAATGCAGTTACTTCGGTGTAGTTAGTCAGGAAGTCATAAGGTGTTGTCTGGCCTGTTACGAACCTCTGCCAGAGCCATGTGGTGTCCTTTCTGCCGACCAGACTAAAGCACCTTCTGGAGGCATCAATGAAGTCAAACTGGACACGCTCATAGGTGGTGTATGATGGATAATTTATTGCCGTTGTGTAGGCATCGGGCATGGTGAAGCTATTGAACGTAGCAAGCACCGAAGTGGTGTAATCACCATCTGCCAATGATGCCTGGATGATGCGCTCCATCACACTTATGATGTAGGTGTCATCTCCATTCAGTTGTTCTAATTGGAATGTCCTCTGGTTCTGGAATGGCTCAGTAGGCGCAGGAAGTCGGTTAATAACTCCCTGAACCAATTGCCAGTCCTTTGCCCGTGCCAGACCTGATGTGGCTATGCCTGTACTTGCATCATAGCTATAAGTAATCGGGAAGATGGCAGAGCCATTTATGTCCACGATTTGCAATGCCTCCCTTACCTTATCTTCCTCGGTTACAAGTGTAGGGTCGAATGTGCCTACATAACTGCCCGGAGTGAATGATGAGAGTGTGGCACTAATTATCACCTTGCTCGGATTGGTTGCAGTTCCGGTAATGGTGAAGAACTGAGAGCCATCCACCACAAACAAGTCATCATACTTTACGGTAATCGTGAATGAGTAATCAGGTGGGGCAGGCAGAACCTCAAGGCTCACAGACATCCCTCCGTAATATGGTGCGGCATTGTAGGTATTCACTACTGCCTTCACCGAATTAAACAATTGATTAATCGTGTCTGCTCCGGGTGTTGCCCATCCAGGCAATTGTATGGTGGCTATGCCATAGACCTCATTCAGGAGATCAGAGGCAATCTGATTGTCAGGATAGAACCCTGCGTTCCATGCCTGCTTGAACCTATAAAACGGATTAGGATTACCCATTGCTCAATGTTTCAATAATCATGTCTGCCGATGTCTGGATGATTCCGTTGATAGTTGTTTCGTTGGCTATAAATGAAGTATTCCATTCATCCCATCCATCTGCCAAGGCATACACATCAACAAAAATGTCTGATCCTTTGGTAAATGAAATTAGCTTAAACTCCTTTCCCTGAAGTTGAAATGCATTATTTATAAATATTACCTCCATATTAGTTCTGAGGAATTATTGTTGTAAAGACGTGAGTAAATGCATCACCGGCAGTCATCTGTGCGGTTATAATAAAATACTGGTCTAATGTCCAATCAATTAAAGTAGTGCTTGAAATTGGTGCGAGTCCAGTTTCGCCTGAGGTAGAACCCCAACCACTAACTGCACTATTATAATAACTTGTTGTAGAGCCATTTATACTTAGTGTTCTTTCACTAAGGTTTGGCGATGATGTTACCCCTGCGACTAAAGTAATATAGTTAATCCCTATAAGACTTGGGGCAGTATTAAATGCAGTTCTAATATTTGCCGAACCTGACCCTGACTTGGATACCCTTGTTCGCACTTGAAATACATCACCTGAACCAAATGTATTAGCAGGAATCAATATGCTAAAGAATACTCCATTAGTAGTCGAAGTGTATGTTGTTGGAGTTGTCGAACTAATGAATTGACTAATAAATGTTCCACCAGTATTGTTTACCCATGATAAACTTCCAGTTCCATCTGTCTGCAAAATTTGACCACTTGTTCCAGTTCCATTTGGCAAAGTCAATGAGTAAGGACTTGCCATTGCCTGAGACTTAATTGCCACATATTCAGAGCCACTTCCAGATGGCTCTAAAAGCCTTATCTCTCCGGCAGATGCTCCGTTGCCAAATGTCTTAATTCCGGCTAATGTCTGATTGCCTGTGGTGATTAAGCCTCTGGCAGTATCGGAGGCATCAGGGATGTTAAATGTGTGGGTGTTGCTTGATGAGGCAATGGTAAAATCACTACCAGTAGTACCTACTGCTAATGTCTGGGTTGCTCCTGTCTGGGTTGGGCCTGTTGTGCCAACCATTCCGGTGATACCAGTTCCGGCCATTATCCCTGCCTGTTGGGTAACCGTGAAAATGGTTGAGGCAGTTGATGGAGGAGGACTTCCTGCGGCATAGAACTGCATGGTTACATTAGCCGCATTAGTTGTACTCCAGACAATCTCATAATATTGCCCTGCCGCAACATCCAATAGATAATTCCAACTTGTAATTAGATGGCCCTCATTGCCTGCTCCTGCTCCCTTTCGGGCAGGGATTTGGACAAACCCTGCACTTCCTGCTACATCAGTACCATTAAGTCTTAACCAGATTGTAATGTCATGTTGGGCATTATCAGTATTCTGAAATTGGCTACTGAATTGTAGATTGTAAATCCCGGCATTCGTAAAGGTAATCCTTGAATCACTCACAACAGTTACCTGATTGCTCAAGTCCATTGTCCTAAACTTCATTGGATAGCCAGTATTATTAACTGCCGCAGTCTGAGTAAACAGATCCTGATACATGGCATAGTAGCCAGTAGGACTTGCTCCTGCCGGAGTTGCCCAAACATTATCACCCCTCAGAAATGTAGTTGCCGATGCAGTGCCTGTTGCGGATAGCATGGCAATATCAACGGCACTATTGGCAATAGTTGCCGTAACAGACCCAGTTCCTGATGCAGTTACATCACCAGTAAGCGCAGTAATGCCTCCACCACCGCCTGAGCCATTGCTTGCCGCAGTAACTCTGCCATAGGAATCAACAGTAATATTTGAATTGGTAAAACTTCCAGAAGGGTCTGGACTAACTGTGTCAAGACTAATATCTGGAGCATTGCCTGGTGTAGCACTAAGCGGAGCAGTTGCCGTTACAGCAGTAACAGTTCCAACGGGCAGACCTGAGCCGGGAAAGTAACCAATAAGCCTCCAGTTGCCTGAACCCTCACTCACTACCATCACTGAATCCCCTGCTGCTGTAATTATATCAGCTGCACCAGGTAGAATCATCTGGGTGGCATTGTAAACCAAGGTAACCGCAGTTTCGAAGTTTAGGATAAACCTAGATCCAGCAGGCAATGTGCCAAAGGAGGTAATGCTTATTGAGCCTGAGCCTGTGATGTGGATAAAGTTGCCTGTTGCTAGAGCAAGGTTAGTTGTGCCACTTACCGCAGTGATGTTGCTACTCTTGCACTCGTAAAAGGCATTCTCAAAGGTTGATTTGTCCTTCTGCGTAACAAAGCTATCCACAGCCGAATCTATCCAGCCTCTGAGGTCAGCAGGCGAAATGAGCTGTGTAGTATTGTCTGGGAAGTTGGATGTGCTTAGGGCATCAAGTGCGCTCCTGGTTATGTTAGACATGGTTAGTTCTCGATGTCATAGCCTGAGTTAAACCCGGTGTCAAATGCTCCACCTGGCTCTGATTGTTGTGCTGACACAATCAGATTAAACTTAGTTGTACCGCCGGAGGCATCTTCCGGCTGATTGGTGGCCTCCATGATGAAGCCTTCAATCACTAAACTGCCAGAGGTGAGCCGCACCTTCTTGTACTGCTCATCTTGGCTCAAAGTTAAGAAATCGCACAGACTTTGCGGATAGCTAAACTCAACTCCAATAGGCTTGAACAGGTACTCCTGATAGGCTGCGTTAAGGATGGCAGCTGAGATGTTGCTATCCTCAGCAATTGCCCCTCCTGCTATTTCTATGCAGTCGGCTTTCTCCTCACTGCCGTCAATGGTTGATGAATAATTGGTCTGATATTGGCCGACCTGATATTGAAGCACTGGAGTAGTCATGCCATAGGTGTGCATGCCAAGCACCTTCCACCATCTGCAAGCAATTCGGGCAGGTGTGTGATAGATGTTGTACAGTCCATTCAATGGAGAATTGGAAGCAGTTATGAAGTCAGAGGGCATGGAGACTGTGCCAGGCGCAAATGAAAATGCTCCTGATTCATCTGGATACCTAAACACCGAATTTTCAACATTGCTGCCAGATAATGTAAATCTGTTCAGCCAAATAATGAACGTGTCATAGTCATTTGGCCTATCTGATGAAGCAGCACCAAAAGTAATTTCTGCCATCCTCCGGTAAAACTCTATGGCATAACCTTCACCAATTATTTGTGAAGTTAGATCGAGCTTGCTGCTGCTCCCCTCCTTCATTGCTCGATTCTGAATAAAGTAATTCCGGTCAGTGTGAATGGCAAAAGCTCCAGATAGCTGAATGTTCTTCCATTTTTCTGAAAAGCCAATTTTGATTGAGTTTACAAGGTTTTCAGTCTTAGCTAATTGATTAACCTCGCCAACATTTTCAAATGACTGACTAACTATGTTCTGGTAAAAGTAGTCTCTTGTCTCAACTCTGATTTTCCACTCAAGGCCAGTCCACTCAAACGCCCATCCGAGGCAGAATATCTTATCTAAATCCTCAAACACCTGCTTCCAGGTAGTTATCAATTGACTTGAATTTATGCTGCCTTCTGCATTTCTTATTCGAAGTCCATTAGTCAGGGCATTGTTCCAATAGCATCCATCACCCAACTCGCTAAAGGTGTCTGAAAGTAGCTTATCATTGCTACCAGTCATTACATAGATTGTTCTGCGAAGCCATTGCTCAATCGTTAGTACATCAGCATCAGTCGCATAAGTTCCTGAGCTGTATTCACTAAGATTAACTGCTGCGCCTTTATAGATGCCTACAAAAACAGGGTCAGTAACGGTACTGAAACTTGAGCCAAAGTATAAATTTATTTTTTGTCCTACCGGAACAGTTATGCTTCCTGTAAATGTTTGGTCTATTGTAGTCTGCTGTCCAGCTGTAAGAGTTATAAGAATAAGAGTTTGAACACTTTGTAATGTATTGCCACTAAAAACTGCTAAGTTTAATCCTACATCAACCGGATTTGGGATTGCTACTGATGCAGTAGCTTGGAACTTTATTTTAATTATAAACTCAAATGTGCGAGTTGTTGTTCCATTATTGACAAAAATTGGACTATTACCGAGATTACCAAGTCCAAAAATTGTAAGCAGGTTAGTGTCAAATGTCTTACCGAATGAGCCTACAAAATCGCTGGCCTGCCAGTAACAAGGCACAACAACAAATCTGCGTGTAGCCGGGCCAAATGTATCATTATTTAGAAGCGCACCAGTATTAGCCAGACTTTGACCATTAGCAGTCAAGTAAAGGTCTTGCTTATGCAGCCTGATCTCCTTAAATGTCAATGCTCCTATTGTGCTACCATTGAGGTCGGTTGTGGTGGTCAGGTCAAGCTCGGCATCCTGCCTACTTTTGAAATGCTCCCGGAAGTTATCATCAATGATGCCTACGGTTATCTCCCAGCTATCAGTGTCGCACACATTATGCTCCTGATAGATAGCCATGTTAAGGAAGCCATCGAACACATAGGGAGTGCCATTATAGCCTACATCAGAAGTGATCTGAATGGCAATAGGCTGATTGATGAAGTATTGGTCATAGATGGCCTTAATGTACTTAGCTCCTTGATTGTAGAAGCGCACTTCGGTGCTAAATGGCTGGTCAATGCCATGTGATTCCATGCGGAGAGCAGTAAACTCAATTGCATCCCAGCCAATAGGTTCTTCAACCTCATTGCCATCTAAGTAGAACTTCCAGTTTGCCATAGGACAAAGGTAAAAAGAAAATGCCCCTGAATATCAGAGGCAGTTTCATGTTCATCTAAACCAATAAACACTATGAATCGCTTGAACGAAAGCGATTGTTAAGCACCTTAGTTGTTCGCCTCGGTGTCCTAATGTATTTTTCAAAGCCACGCTCATCCATATTTAGCTGGGTGATAGGCAATGACCTGATGATGCTTCCAAGCTCCCTGAGTTCGCCTACTACCGGAGAGGCTGTGCTGCTGCTCCGGCTGGCATAGTGGCTCGCCATAAATATCTCCTGCTTGCTAAGGGCATGGTTAGGAATTACCTGTGAGCCTTTAGGAAGATCAACCAGAGTAGCAGTCGGTGGAGTGAAATACACTTTGCCTGATTCGGTTACCACTTTCTCAACTCCACGCTCACCGACAATGGCTTTGCCTCCTTTGAACGGCTTGCCCTTAGTACCTTCGGCAAACTCTGGCACTGGCTGAGCAGCGATGAAGCCTAACTGAGCTGCTGCTATACCTCCGGCTAGGAACGCAAGTGGTGGATTGCTTACTCCATACTTCATAATCTGCTCAGCAAGCGTAAAGATAACCCTTGCTGCTGCTGCTGCTTGGTCAGCCTTAAATTGCTTGATCTTAAGTTCACGCTCTTTCTCTGCTTTCTCCTGGTTAAGCTGGTCAATCTTCTGCTGATTGCCATCAGCCAGCCTTATCTCCTCGCTGTATCGCTTATCAAGTAGGCTCAACTCCTTGTTTAATCTTGCCTGGTAAAGGTCAAATGCGCCATCAGTTAATGTCTGGCCTAATTCTAATGTCTTCTCTCTTACTGCTTGTCTTTTTTTCTCCTCCTCCTCAATAATTCTGGTCATTTCCTTAACAATCTCGGCCTCACGTTTCTGATTAGCTTCAATATCTTTGAGACCTTGTTGCATCAGCTTCAGTCGCTCCTTCTGAATGTCCTCCTCCGACTTGACAGCTGAGCGATAGTTCTGCATTCTTAATGCCTCGGCCTGCTGATTAAAGTCTTGCTCTGCATTCAGTCGCTCGAGCTTCGTGTTCTGAATTTCGGTGGCAGAAAAAAGTTTATTCTCTTTATCAAGCATATCGTTGTACTTCTTTTGAAGCTCAATTTTCTTTTCTAAAAATGCCTTCTCTGCGCCAATCCTTGCAAGAGGGTCTTCATATAGCTCACCGATTAGTATGCGCTGCTGCTTTAATAGTTCATAATATTCAAGTTCAGCCTCATATAGTTTCTTCACATCTTTTGGATCTTTCGCAGGCTCAACCGGAGGCACTGTGGCAATTACACCAACAATCTTAGTGTATTGCTCCTCCATCTGTTGTAGCACCTTCAGCTCTTGTTCTTGCTTTGTCAGGTTCATCTGAAGTCTGCTGTTCATTGTTCCAGCAGCAGCAACCCTTGCCTCAGCTACCTTTTGCATCTGGTTGCTTATGCGATCTTCCATGCCTATAAGCTGATTTCGAGCAATCTGCTTTCTTATGCCTTCCAGATTAGATGCTGTAATCTTGACAATGCGCTGCTGGTCAAGATTAAATACTTCTCTTGCCAATTCAGCCTCAATTCTTCTGGCCGCAATCTGGTCATCACTTGCCTTCTTAGCAGCACTTCCACCAGCTGCTGAACTTAATGATGCAGCGATGCCAGCAGCTAAGTCATAAGCACCTTTTAGAAATGGATTGAGCTTATTGCCAATTGCCAGAATAAGCTGGTCAATGGATGAGTTAAATCGGTTTTGGGAGGCAGCCAGTGTGGTAACCTGGTCATTGCCCTTGCCGAATGTATTTTCAAGTTCGGTGGCAAACTTTGGCAGAAAGTCAGCAGCAAGTACCTGCCCTTTCTGGAGCATCTTATTAAGCTCCTGAGTAGTTACACCCATAGACTTTGCGGCAATCCCAAATGCGCCTACAAGTCGCTCACCAAGCTGGCCTCTGAGTTCTTCAGCCTGAACATTGCCTTTGGACATCATCTGTCCGAGTGCCAGGAATGCGCCTTTGGTGTCCTCGGCACTCAGGCCCATCACCTGTGCAGCCTTGGCAACCGCTGCGAATTGCCTATTGGTCTCTTGGCTGCTTTGCCCGGCTAAGTTAGCAGCAGAGGCAAAGGTCTTGTAGCCTTCCACTGCTCCTCTTAAGTCAAGTCCGAGCTTCTGTGCTGTCTGCCTTATGAACTCAAAGTTCTTGTTGCCCATCTCAGCAGAGCCAGAAGCAAAGTCAATGGCTTTCTTCATTGACTCAAACTGTATAGTTGTATTGACTAAGGCTGCTGTAAACTGCTTTATTTTTTCAAAAGCAAAAATTCCAAGAATAGCAGGGCCAATTTTGCCAATTTGCGCCTCTAGCTTATCGAATATATCCTTAGTTTTTTTAGCTGATTTTTCAGCTTCATCTCCAAAATTCTTTGACGATTTCGCAGCATCATCAAACTGCTTTTTCATCTTGCCAAGTTCATTGAGCAAC